AAAATAATCAAAGAACCTACAATTACTGTTGCAGACTATGCAAGAGGTACAGCTGTATCTACACAAGATTTAGCTGATGATCAAATTACTATGGTAGTTGATCAAGGTTCATACTTTGCTTTCAAAGTAGATGATATTGAAGAAAGACAATCTCATGTAAACTTTGAAGCTCTTGCAACCTCTTCAGGTGCATATTCATTAAAGAAAAATTATGACTACAATGTATTGAAGTTTATCTATGATAACGCTTCTACATCTGCTAGTGATACTGGAACTGACGCTTCTCCAATTGATGGTGATGCAGCAGTTGACACTTTAGCAAATGTTGTGTCAGCAGCTAAAAAAGTTCTTGACAAAAATGATGTGCCAGAAGAAAATAGATGGTTAGTTGCACCACCTGAATTTTTTGAGCAATTAAGAAAAGCAGGTGCTAAACTTTCTGACCAATCAGTAATGGCTGATGGCGGTGCATCTCAAATCAGAAATGGTCTTGTTACAGACAAACCATTATTTGGTTTTAACATGTACTCAACAAACTCTATTGCTGTGTCAGGCGGAAGTGCAGCTTCACACACTTTTGGTTCTGCTGGAGCTAACGAGTATGCATTCCTATATGGACATGCATCTGCTGTAGCAACAGCTAATCACATTGCAAAAACTGAATTAATCAGAGACCCTGATTCATTCGCTGATATCGTTAGAGGCTTACACGTTTTCGGAAGAAAAATTCTTAGAGACGAAGCAGTAAGATCTGGCGTAATCACAATCGGTTAATTTTAGGAGGGAATAAAATATGACTGCTTATAATAGTTCAAACGCAAACAGATTGCTTAAAGCATCATCTGATCAGGTGCGAATTATGTCTGAGGTTGTAGATTTCTCTTCTACAACTAATGCTGCAACTGACACTTTTGATGTTATTGGTATTCCTGCAAATACTTTAGTACTTTCTGCAGGCGTAGACGTTCTTTCTGCAGGTACTGGAACAGGTACAATTGCTGTAGGAGATTCTGGAGACGCAGACCAATACGTTGACGAAGTAGCACCAACATCTACAGGACAACAAACAATATTAAATGCACCTGAAGCATATTCAAGTGCAGATGATATTAGAGTAACTGTAGCAACTGCTGCTGTTAACGCAAAAGTAAGAGTATGGGCAACTATGATTTCACTTGATAAAGGTGGATCAGACGCTGACACAGACTCACAAAACGTAACATTTAGTTAATAACTAATTAATCTTGGGGGGAGCAATCCCCCCTTGGTTTATCAGGAGAATAAATGTCAACAACATATTTAACTTTAACAAACAGAACACTAAGAGAATTAAACGAAATAGAATTAACTTCTGCTAACTTTGCTTCAAGCAGAGGAATTCAAACTGCAGTTAAAGATTTTATAAATAAATCTATACATGACATTTACAATGAAACAGGTGAAATACCTTTGCTATATGCAAGAACTACACAAAATTTAGAAATAGGAGATAATGAATACTCTTTCCCTGCTGATTTTAGAAAAGCAGATATGGATTCATTTTCAATAGGACCAAAAGAATTAATTACTAATGGAGAGTTTACATCTAATATAGATAATTGGACAACACAAAGTGGATCTCCAGCGTACTCTAGTTCAGGTAATGGTAGATTAAGTTTAAGTAATGCATCTGCATCACAATCATTTTCTACAGTTGTAAACAAAACATATAGATTACAAGTTAGAGTATTAAACTCTAATGCTAATTCAGATACACTTGATGTAGCTGTAGGTACAAGTGCAGGCGGTACAGAAAATAAAAGCAGTAGTATCACTGTTACTAATTATGGTGAAGGTAATATTTTAAATACTACATTTACTGCAACTGCTACAACTACACATATACAATTATCTACATCTGGAGACTTTACAGTTGATTATGTTAGAGTATCTAGAAATGATATATTAAATACTAAAATGGTATATATATCATATGATAATTATTTACAAAATTTTAAACCTACTGATGATACTAATAGTAGTAGTAATTATGCAAACCCTGTAAGAGTTTATATATTACCAGATCATGCTACATTTGGGGTAAGTCCAAGACCAGATAGTAATGAATTTTCAGTAAGTTATATTTATTACACAACACATACAGATTTATCTGCTCATGGAGATACTATGAGTTTACCAGATAGATTTGGAACATTAATTATTGATAGAGCAAAATATTATACATATATGCTAAGATCTGATCCTCAACATGCACAATTAGCTGATAGAGATTTTCAAAGAAAATTAAGATTACTAAAAGTAGATTATGCAACTAAAAATGATTATATGAGAACAGATACAATAGCAGAAAGTATTTCATTAAATATAGGAGGCAGAGTTAGCTAATGGCTATTAGAGAAAAAGAAGAAAATAAAAAAAATGGTATGAAAGTTACTGATAATATGGACGGTGAAAAAAAAGCTAATGAAAAATTACAAGCTAAATTATTTCCTCCGCCTATACCAAAAGATCTTTCATATGACGATGCTGTAAAAACATTTGAGATGAGTTTAGATCGTAAACCTAAAAGTATTGATGAACTATTAGACTTTTTTAAAAATAGAAAATTAAATAAAAAAACACCAAAAATATCTAAAACAATAGTTTAAAAATGCCAGCAACGGATCTTATATCACCATTTGTAGTGAGTTGTGCAGGAGGCTTAACACTTAACAAAGATGTGTTTTCTATGGCTCCTGGTGAAGCACTTATACTACGAAACTTTGAACCTGATATTAAAGGCGGATATAGAAGAGTTAGTGGAACAGCATTATACAATACTACAATTGTTCCTCAAGGTACAAGCACATCAAGTTTAGTTATAGATTGTGCTATTATATTTAATGGGCAAATAATTGTAGCTAGAGGTGGGGATATACATAGAGGTACAACTTCAGGTAGTTGGACAAGTTTAACTACAGGTTTAGGCACATCTACTAGAGCATACGATTTTGAAAAATATAATTTTGATGGAACTGATAAAATTATAATTGCTACAGGACATTCACCTGCACAATCTATTAATAGTTCTTTTGCTGTAGATGTTATTAATGCAACAGGTGGTGGTACAGCTCCTACAAATCCTAAGTTTGTAAAAGCATTTCAAAACCATATGTTTTATGCAGGTGCTACAAATCCACAAGAAGTTTTATTTAGTGCACCTTTTGCTGAAGATGATTTTAATACAGCTGATGGTGCAGGTTCATTTAAAGTTGACTCTGAAGTGGTTGGACTAAGAGTATTTAGGAATGAACTATTTATTTTTTGTGTTGATAGAATTTATAAATTAACTGGTACATCTTCTGCAGATTTTGCAGTACAAGAAGTTACTAGAAATATTGGTTGTAGAGATGGTGGTAGTATTCAGGAGATTGGTGGTGATGTTATATTTTTAGCACCTGATGGATTAAGAACTATTGCTGGTACAGCTAGAATTGGTGACGTTGAACTAGGATCTATATCTAGACAAATACAAGCTAGAATTGACGAAATAGGATTAGATAGAATATCTTCACTAGTTATTAGAGATAAATCTCAATATAGATTATTTTATCCAGAAACAAATACACTACAACAATCTTCAAAAGGTGTTATAGGTGTATTAAAATCTAATGTAAATACTGGACAAATAGGATTTGAATATTCAGACATGATAGGTATTAAGCCAGCATGCACAGACTCAGATTTTATAAGTGGTACAGAGACACAAGTATTTGGTGGTTATGATGGATATATTTACAAAATGGAAGTTGGAAATACTTTTGCTAACGGTACAAGTACAAATACTATTGTAGCTACATATAGATCTCCAGATATGGTGCTAGGTGATCCTGGATTAAGAAAATATATGCAAAGGGTTAATCTAAACTATGAAGGAGAAGGAACTGCTGTAGATGCAGAATTAGCAGTTAGGTATGATTATGATAGTTCTAATACACCTCAACCTAATAAAATATCTATACAATCGGCAGGAGGTTCATCAATATACGGAACATCAGTATATGGCACATCTTTATATGGAGCATCAGGAACACCTCTTATAAGACAAACTGTAGAAGGATCAGGATTTGCAGTAGCTTTAAAAATAGATGATACAAACCAAGCAGATGCATTTTCAGTAAAAGGATTTCAATTAGAATTTACCCCAGGAGGAAGAAGATAAAATGGCAGGATACTCAGCACGACAGTCAACTTATACTACAGGTGACGTTATTGCAGCAGCAGATACTAATAATGAATTTAACCAATTATTAGCTGCATTTAACGCAAGCACAGGACACACGCATGATGGCACTGCGGGTGATGGTGGCCCTGTATCTGTTTTAAGAGATAGTAACACATATAATCAGATTATACTAGATGCTACTAATAATCATTTAGAATTTTATGTAAACGTATCTTCTTCATCAGTACAGCAATTAAGAATACAAGATGGTGCTATTGTACCTATAACAGATAATGATATTGATTTAGGTACAAGTTCTTTAGAATTTAAAGATTTATATATTGATGGTACTGCTAATATAGATGCACTAGCAATGCCTACTACAACAGTTACAGATATACTAGATGAAGATACATTAGCATCTGATAGTGCAACTGCTTT